GCTAATGGGCTTTCTTCAAAACATAGCGAACAAGCTGTTCCCTGCTCCCGTTAACAAATACGAAGGAGCCGGTCAGTCGTTGCGTCGTTCGTATCTCGATACGTCTTACACTTCCGCGCGGTTTGACGTTACGAGCGCGACTCGTCAAGCCATCGTTCGGAAGTCTCGTTTTTTTGAGCAAAACAACGCTGTTCTGAATAGGCTTGGTGATCTGTTTGAGAGCTACACTGTTGGCTCCAGCTTCTCGGTTCAACCAGCTTCTAGTGATTCCGCTTGGAATCTCAAAGCCAAGAAGTGGTTTGATGTCTGGAGCCGTTATCCCGATATTGGCTCTCGCCAGTCATTCTCCACTCTGATGGGGCAAGCCGCTCGCGGTTGGTTCTACGATGGCGAATCGTTCTTGTTGTTGACCAAAGGGGACACTGGCAAACCTCGATTGCAGCTTATTGAGGCTCAATCCATTGCAACTCCAGCAGGGATGCAAGCAGACGAGACCGTGTTTGACGGTATCCGGTTTGATCCTCGTACTGGACGAGCCATTTCATATTTTATTGGATCGGAAAAAACTCAGGGTAACCTGACTGATGTTCGCTCCATTCCTTCTGACTCGGTTGTCCATATCTACGAACCGAATCGTCCCGGTCAACTCCGAGGTCTTCCTTTTGTGTCGGCGGTTATCAACGATCTCCACGATCTAGATGATCTGCAAAAGCTGGAGATGGAAGCTTGCAAGCTTGGCGCGTCTGTCGCTCAGATTGTTAAGACTGACGCTGGTGAAGTCCAAGCAAGCAATCTCCGCGCTGGTACTGCTGGAGCGAGCGTAAACACCGCCGAGAATTACTACGAACAGGTCTTTGGATCTGGCGTTAAGGTAATGAAGAACGGTGACAGTTTCGAGCAGTTTGCGACCGAGCGTCCCGGTGTAAATATGCGCGAATACTGGCGACAACTGACTGAGAAAGTCTGTGCTGGCGTTGGTATCCCTTACGTTCTGGTTTACCCAGAGTCAATGCAGGGAACTGTCTATCGCGGTGCGCTAGATATGTCGTCTGTATGGTTTCGGTCTCGCCATCAAGTCATGGCATCAGCGGCTCGTCGTATTTACGAGTACGCGATGGAGTACGCGATCAAGAATGATCCTACGCTCAATGACGCTCCCTCGGATTGGTACGAAGTATCAATCACCGCTCCGCGCTCCCCGAATGTTGACGTTGGCCGTAATTCTGCGGCTCAACTGGCAGAACTAGAGGCTGGCGTTGTCACCTTTGATGAGGTCTACGGAGCGCGTGGTCTCGACTGGCGTTCTGCTTTAGAATCAAAAGCCCAACAAGCTTTGTTTGTGCGTCAACTCGCTGCTAAATACGGCGTTGATGTATCTGAGATTTCGGTGATTCAGAAAGAGCGTCCCGCAACTAGTGTTGCAACTGCTATTGACATTGAAGGCGATCCTTCTGAATCTCCGTCTCCAGTTGCTCCGTCAGAAGGTGGATCGCAACCTGTTGTTGTAGAGCAGGAAGAGATTACCGCTACCGTCAAAAAGACTCGTAAACCAAAAGCCAAGAAAACCGAATGAGTTTTACCAAGAAGTCAGATTGGCTTTACTTCGCTCCGGCAAACTCTGCCGGTGATCCTGCTACCGTTCAGATCTTTGACCAGATTGGCGAAGACTGGTACGGTGGAAGCGGTCTATCTGCAAAGCAGTTTTCCGATGTTCTTAATGAGATTGGCAATGGTCCGCTGCTTGTAGAGATCAACTCTCCCGGTGGTAATGTTTGGGATGGCCTAAGCATTTACAACCAGTTGCGCGGTCGCAAAGCTCCGGTGACCACTCGCGTTGTTGGCATTGCGGCTTCCATTGCGTCAATTATCGCTCTTGCCGGTGATCGCGTAGAGATGGCTGACGCTGCTCTGATGATGATCCACGACCCGTCAGGGATGGCTTCTGGTACGAGCGAGGATATGCGGAAAATGGCTGAGGCTTTGGATCAACACGCTCAAGTGTTGGTTGGAGTGTATGCTAAAAAGACCGGACGCTCTGCCGAGTCGATCCGCGCTGCGATGAAAGCAGAAACTTGGTTTACGACCGCTGAGGCTCTGGCTTTTGGCTTGGTGGACAAACCGATCAAACAGCTTGCGATGGCTGCAAAATGGCATCCTCGCGCTGTCACAAAGACTGCTCCTGAGACGGTCAAGAACAACCTCCGTCGAGGTCTTGAGCAATACGAGGAAGGTCTTGCTGGCGACGGTCTTGAACCCGCTACAGTAGCTGACGCTAAGTCGCTGATTTCTGGCGAAGCTCCTACCGAAGACAAGATCCGCAAAGCTAACGCTTGGTGGGGACGTAACGACCGATTCTTGGAAGCAGAACCTAATACTCCTGCGGACGTAGCGGCTAACCTCTGGGGAGGTGCTGCTGGACGCGATTGGTTCTCTGCTCTTTTCGCTCAACTAGAAGAGCCGTCTGATACCAATACAGACAAAACACTTTCGACTGATGGCGAAAAAACCATCAACGATTCTGGCGTGGACTCCACGCCGCAACCAACACAACAACCCGACACAAATATGTCCGATACTGCTACTACTGTGACGGCTGCGGCTGCTCCTGCCGCTCCCGTTGATCTCACCGCGATTCTTGCGAAGCTTACCGCTTTGGAGGCTTCCATCAAGTCGCCCACCGCCGCTCCTGCTCCTGATCCGGTTCGTCCCGTGATCGAGAACCTCGGCAACCCGCTGCTGGAGAAGCATAAGAGCCTCCGCGCTGGTGCTGAGCGTCGTCGTTTCTTGGTCGAGAACCACAGCGAGCTTCTCCGTCAGCAGAGCATCTTCGCTCCGCAGAACGCGAACTCCTTTACCTCGACGCTTGTCGTGGATTACCTCGCTGACGCGATCATCACCGTTGCCGCTACCAAGTTGGCGATGGTTGACGCTTTCAGCCGCAACGTGGGTCTGGACAACCTCCGTCCGAAAGCCACCGTTCGCGTGAAGAAGTTCACGACCGGCACCGCCGCTCAGGTCAATCCGACCAACTGGGAGACCAACAACGATTCGACGCTTGCTGCCACTTCGGTGACCGTTGACCAGATCAGCAAGAACTTTACCGTCACTCAAGAAGAACTGAATCAGGGTTACGCTCTGGCTGATCTTGCTGCTGGTTCTGCTGATCTGTTCGCTTATGGTATTAGCGACAAGATTACCGCCGTGATGACTGCCGCTAACTACGGTACCGCCGTTACGATTGGAATTGCTGCCAACTTCGACACCAGCGACCTCCCCGCGATTCTCGCTGCTGCCAAGAACTATCGTTCCAAGAACCTCGTTCTGGACGGTGGACACATCGCTCGCTTGTTGTTCTCGTCGGCCTCTAACACCTTCCCCGATGGCCGTCTGTCTTCGCTTGCGAACGGTCGTTTTGGATTCGATGTCATCGCCGAGAACAACCGCTGGACTGGTGCTGAGACCAACACCGCTGGCTTTGTCTGCGGTCCTGACGCTATCGCCATCGCAGCCGGTCTTCCGGTTGGAATGGTTGCCGGTGAGTTCATCGAACAGCGCACGGTTACCACCAACAACGGTCTGTCCTGCTTGCTCTCGGTCTGGTATTCCCGCGCCACACGCTCGCACATGGCTTCTTACGATATCATGTTTGGTGCGGCTGCTGCGGATACTACGCAAGCCGAAGTTCTCATCACCGCCTAATCGGCCAAGTCATGAGAATCGCAACTACCATCTCGGTGGACAAGAACGGCAAAACCAAGCTCGTTTCTGGTCCCGAAGTCGACGCGACACTCCAGCGCGAAGGCTTCAACACCGCGACCGTTCCTGAAGGAGGCAAGCTCATCTTGTGGGTACAAGGAGCCTTAGCACCGAAGATTCGTAAGGGTTAACAAACCAAAACTGGGGAGGCTGTTGGATACGCTGACAGCCTCCCCTTTAACCGAAACACAATTTTATGGCCGTTCAAGCAGACATTTCGACCGAGTATTCAATGGGCCGCGAG